ATGTTCCGCACACAAGTCCACCAATGGGAACGCGACCAGTATATCGAAATGTATTGAGCAAGAAACCCCTTGAAGCGTAAGGCTTTGAGGGGTTTCTGTATTTTGGTCAAATTGCTTTTTTGGGGTGGTGAATAATTAGTTGACCAAAATTTGACCAAAAAAATTTCAGTTTTTGATCCGGCTGTAATAGTCATCAAACTTTTCGATTTTCTCGCGTTCGATTTTTTTCGAGATATGGCTGTATACATCAGATGTAATTTGGATGCTGCCATGTCCAAGGCGCTCCTGGATGTATTTTAAATCAGCTCCGGCTTCCAGCAGAATAACCGCATGCGTATGGCGCAACGAATGAATCGGAAGGGGAGGAATGCCTGCTCTCTTAAGGATACGGGAAAAGGCATTAAACAGGCTGGACTTCGGCATAAAATTCCCATCATTACGGCACAAAACCAAATTTAAGTCGTGGTGATATATTTCGTTCAGGGCGAGCTTATTTTGATTTTGATATTTTTTATGGAAAGTCAGATCGTTAATCAGGCCCTTGCTAATTGTGATCACCCGTTTTGAATTGTAAGTTTTTGGATCGCCAAACAGCTCTTCTTTTGATTTTGCCTGAAAGTCCAATGTTTTGGTGATGCTGATCGTACCGGCTTTTAAATCGATATCTGACCATTGCAGAGCGGCTGCTTCGCCTTTTCTCATGCCAGTTTCCAGCAATACATTGAAAAACATCCAATAAATATAATCATACTTGTAAGCTTCTTTCAAAAAATCGGCAATACGGTCGGTTTCAATATATTTCAAATCTCTTTTTTTCTCCTGCCCCTTTACAATCGCCCCAATGCATGGATTTTTGGTAACTTTCCCCAAGATCACGGCCTTCTCAAATGCATTAAACAATGTGCTGTGTACAATTTCGACTGTGCGTTTGCTGTAACCTTGGTCAATTAACTGATTTAGAAATTTTTGATATAGAATCGGCTTGACGTTGGCCAGCTTAATTTCCTTAAAATAGGGGAGAATATGCTTTTCGATATTCTGTTTATGAAGATTGAAAGTATTTTTTCGGATCGTATCTTTTTTAAACTCATAAAGCCAGGTGTTCAAAAAGTTTTTCAAAGAAATAGGGGACTGCTCAACACCTTCCAAAATTTCATTCTCCATTTTTTGAGCGGCTATCTGCGCTTCTTTTTTTGTTGAAAAACCGGATTTTGACTTTATTTTATACTTTTCAGTGACGGGGTCCTTATATGATATCCGGTATTCCCATTTGTCGCCGCGTTTTCTATAAGTGGCCATGTTCATTTCTCCTCTCTAAAATGACTTTACTCTATCAAAAAATCAGTCCCAATGAAATGACTGGGTAGGTACAGATTGACGGAAATAACCGTTTCGCTGCAGCTGTAGCAGTCGTTCCAGGCATAGCTCCGGGCTTACCTTGAATATGTCTGTCATTTGCTCTACGACATGTGGATCGTCAAAATCGATGTATTGCAGCATGTGAAAGGGGATAGCGGCATACTTTACGAAATGCCGTGCATCCCACTCTTGAAGCTCGCGGAAAGCCTTAGGCATCATCGACTGTACACCGGCATGCCGTAAAATGTGACAAAGCTCGTGGAAAAAGATCTCCCGGTGCTTCTCAGGCGGCTCCCGGCAATCAATAACAATTCCCTGGTAACGGCCAATCACTTCAAAATACGAATAAATCGGCTTATAATGGACATAAATGCGCAAATATCGGGAAATTGCCGTAATGTCGATTTGCTTCGGTTTGGTAATACCGATTCTTGAGTAAAATTTTGTAACCCAATCTTCTAAAGAAGTTGTGCAGTAATCATGGAATTTCACTTTAATCACCTCTTAAAAACGTATGTTCCCTATTTAGATTATAAAATAAATCTCCTTCAATTAAAAGAAGGAGATTTAAAAATAATTGAACAATCTTATCAAATATTAATATGATAACTCATCGTAAACGGTATTGTGAATGTTGGCTTGATTACTTTGAAATTTGTTCACATTCCCCTTGTATATTTTTTTAAAAATAATTCAATTATTTTATACATACGCCCTCTGCAGTTCCAAACAGTGCCGATAAAGTTCCCCTGTAACCAGACAGTCACTCAACGCTTCGTGGGAAGAGAAGGTGTCAAGGCCGAGGTATTGTTTTAGGGTCTCAAGTTTATGGTTATCCGTGTCTTTGATGTGCCTTCTTGCAAGGGTGAGAGTATCGACGACTCTAAATTTTTGATAAGGCAGATTTTCAGCATACATGTTATGTAGCAAGAATTTCATATCGAATGGCGCGTTATGGGCGACGAGTGTATCAGATTCAATGAAAGAAAGCAACTCGGGCAATTTTTCTTTGATGGACGGTGCGCCGATTAAGTCATCATTTGTAATGCCGGTTATCCTGGTTATGTTCGTAGGGATGGGTATGCCAGGGTTGACTAAAGTGACGAATTCATCAATCTTTTGATGGTTTTCAAATTTGACGGCCCCGATCTGAATGATTTTGCTGTTTTCTGGTTTCAATCCGGTTGTTTCAAAATCAATAACAGTATAATTATTTGGATAAACTCTCGCTTTTGTGTATTTAAAATAATCGGCTTTGCTGACCTTTGTCATGTTCCTTTTGGCAGGCGTCGACACTATGTTTTCGACAGGTTTTTTATTCTCAGTTTTTGCGCTCTCGATTTCTTTTTTCAGTGCAGTAATTTCAGTGTTTAACATGCTGATTTGCTTTTCGAGTGCATCTTTTTCTTGCTGCAGCTTGATCGTATCCTGGACAACATTTTCTTTTTTCAGTTCCAACTGTTGAATCTCTCCTTTGTTTGGATCTGGTTCGTGGGTGGCAGGCTTGGACTGCTGCATATGTTTTTTAAACCTTTTGATTGAAACAGATCGCGTGATTAGAAGAATGATAGCGATAAAAAGGAAGAAGACACTTGCTTTCCAAAGAACAGCCAACAGGCAGATCAGCCAGGGCGAATGATACCATTTTTCTTTATAGATATTCATGTGAACCCCCACTTGTAAATTTATAAATTTTAATAAGTTTCATCCCAAAAGTCATTTTCATGGACAATCACGATAGGGGAGCCTGCTTTTCTCAGTTGAACGGCTTTTTCAACTTTCCGGCCATAGCAGGAGTAAGCCCAACATGGATTGCCATCAGCTCCGACAATCAGATAATTTGTCTTTTTATTGACGTTATTATTAAAGATTCCACCTTTGTTATTGATAATTTCGGCGATTTCATTTCTTGTTGCTCGAGCAGACGTGCCGGTAAAGGAAAAAATCTTATTTTCAAAAGTGATCTCTGGACAGACAGCACAAATACCATTAATTGAAAATTTTTCTTGCAGGGACCGAATCTCCGGTTCATGAATATTATGAGAGAGTTTCGTGTCAATAAAGTTAGCAAAAAACGCGGTCAACATGCTTTTTTCTTCTTTTGTAACGACCCCGTCATGTTTTACTGCAGTTAGTAAGCTATCGATTTCGTCAAATGGGTAGGTACCTTTCAGAAGAAAACTATGATTTTCCATCCATTCTTCCAACTGGTCAATTTCAGTATCATCCAATTTACGATCTGCCAGCATGCCATGTAGAATACCTTCCAGTTCTTGAATGGACACGGTGACTAGGTCATAAAATTCATCAAACTCGTCCTGATGGAGAATACGATTGCAAAGCCATTGGATATCCTGAATTTCTTCTTCGTCAAGCTGACCATCATCTAAAGCGCTATCAATCATAGGTATGATTTCATTAAACGGAGAATTGTTTTCCAAATGCCGATGAAGATTGCACCAATGAAAAACTTCAGCCAGTTCTTCATTAGTAATAATGCCGTCATATTGAATACCTCTGATCAGTCCCATGAGAGAATTAACAGCTTTATGTAATTCAGCTTTTGTTGTATACATGCGGTATTCATTGACTTCGGAATATTGTTTTCCCATTTTATCATTTCCCCCTGGTCAAAAAATTTGTGTTTCGAAAAAGCATCCAAAGCCAAAACTTTAGATGCTTAATCATCCTCTTTTTATTTTTTCCCCTTTATTTTCTTACTAAGGCTAAAATGCCTGAGATAGCGATTAGAATACCACTAAGAATACCAAAATAGCTAATAAACACGATATTCAAGATACCGCACACAATAATAAGGATTCCGAAAAGGACTCGCTTTTTGTTAATGATGCAGGAAAAAATAATTGCGAGAATCGAAACAAGAATACAAGCAATGCCAAGGCCAGTTACTCCATCTGAACCACTTGCTTCAAACGCTTTAGCTACAGCCCCAACGGTCATTGCCAAAATGCCGCCTATTATGCCGAAAACACCGCCAATTATTCCAAGGACCATTTCGGCTACCCGGCTTGTCGTACTTTTGCTTACAACTTTTTCTGTTTCCATAAGGCTCCCCCCAAAAAGTACTTTTTATAATTTATGTAAACTCTAAAAAAGAGCATACACCATTTTTAACTATATACGTTTTTTATATTTTTGTTTCTGGAACTAATCGGAAGAATTTTCATCATTCCGTTCTTTTGCTTTCTGGGCAACCCATTCAAAATGCCGCCGAATTTCATCAATATCATCTTTTGAAAGATTCTTCCATTTATCGATGTCAAAAAAACCAATTTTCTCAATGCCATATTCTTTAATCAGTTTGTTGATTTCAGCCAGTGAATCGTCTTCTTCGTTTAATGTGCGAATATCGGTGCGGCCAAGGAGATAGTCAGTTGTTACATCAAAAAAGTCGGCAATTTTTCGAAGAGTTTCATAATCAGGCTCACGCTTTCCTTGCTCATAATTGGCAATTTGCCCTCGAGAATAACCTAATCTATCTGCTAGTTCATACTGGCTTAAACCTTTTTGCTTTCTTAAAGCTGATAACCTTTTGCCAAACATCCGATATTCCTCCCTATAGTTATCATTATAAGAAACAAACAGTTTCCGCGCCATGGTGAAAAGAAAAAAGACACAAAAAGTTTCCAAAAAATCGTTGACAGAAACAAAACGTGTCTATATACTGATGATATAGAAACGAAATGTTTCTGGAAGAGGTGATAATAAATGGCTAAGAATATTTACTTAATACAGCTCCGCGGCAAACAATCCAGAAGAAAAGTTGCAACAGAGCTTAATATTACACCGCAAATGCTAGGTGCGATTGAGAGGGGGGATAGGACACCGTCGTTACAATTAGCGAAACGAATAGCCGATTTTTATAATGTTTCAATTGAGGAAATTTTTTTTAACCAAAAAGGAAACAAAACGTGTCCAATTTGGAGAAAATAAAGTAAATATTACTCTTGAAAAGAAAGACGCGGCAATGACCGCGGAGAATAAAACAGGCTATGTTTGTAACAGCAAGAAAGTGGCACTGCAAATGACAGTGATTTTAATCCAAATGCAACTGAATTTAACTTACTAAAAAATACTGTCACATTTCAATGAATCCATTGGTACAGAAGGGGGAAGTCACTAATGAAACTTGGAAAGGAAATGGCGAATGCCCGGAAGCGGAAAGGGATTACCCAGGAAGGCCTCGCATCAAATACGCCGGTTTCGCGGGAAAGCATTGCCAAATATGAAACAGGGGCCAGGACATTTCCAGATGATTTGCGTTCAGTGATGGCCAATGAGCTGGATGATGTGGAATTTTACTTTCTGGCCTGGTGCGATGCTGCCGGAAAAGTCTCTATCCCGTATTTCAATGGCGAAAACATCGATCATCATCCGACAAGCATGGCTTTTCTGGTGCAGGCAGAAACGAACGAGGCGTTGGATAAACTGCAAGACATTCCCTGGGCAAAACCGGTACATACACGAACAGCACAAGAGCTCGAGGAAACGAAGAAACTCATTTTCGAATTACTGGATGCGGCAGCCAGCATGGTCAATCTTGTAGGGGTGATATGTAATGAGCACCAATTTTCCATGAAACAACTTTTTACGCAGTGGCGGCTGTCTCTCCGATCTCGTAATTACATTGATAAAGATTTTTAATGCAAGAGGTGATGCCAAATGTCCATGTTAAAAGTTGAAATCGATGAACAGGAAGTACGGAATCTTTACCTGGAAAGAATCGAAGAAAAACTGAAACAAGTGGATGCAGAGCTTGTGTTTTGGGATTCAGCCGAGCTGAAGCGTCGCACTGGTATGAGCTGGAACACCATTCTAAAGGAATTTTTCTACGACGAACGCTTTCCAAAATACAAAGTTGGCCGAGATTGGCGCTTCCCGGCGGAAGAAACAAAACAGTTTCTATTAACTTGGCTAAAAGAGCAGCCGAGACATTGAGGAGGAAATGAAATGTTGAAAGTTGACCAATTTTTGCGGCAGGATTTGGCCAAGGCAATCGTTGAGTACAAATGTGCATTTGAACTCAGCAAGGAGGCTACAGCATTGCTGATCCGTGAAAATGACTTTGAAAAGAGCATCCAGTATACGGAAGATCTGCTGAAATCGCTTAAAGCGTTGCAGAAGATGAAAGAGAAAAGGGAAATGCTGGAGCGGATCCATAAGGTGGCTATTGAGTTACAACAACAAAATGTTGATATCAAAACGATCGTTTTGAAGAAAGCAGGTATATGAGATGGGCGGCGTATTCTTTCTAATTTTGTTTCTGCCGGCGCTGCTGATCGGTTATGGCGTACTTTGCGCGTGGGTGATGGAGATGAATGAAACGGATTTTGATACGCTGTGGGCAGATTTTTTGGATGTGCCAATTGATTTGGAACATCAAATAGCAGTTTTTCCTTTTTTCTTAGGCCGTATCAAGGCTATGTTAAAAAATAAAGAAACAATTTCGAAAGAAGAATTATGTGATGCGTTGAAAAAGTCAATTCAACACGCAACGTCCATATAACCATATCGGCGAGAATCCTTATTCTTGCCGTGAGAGGCTGAAATACCCGGAAAACATGCGTTTTCAGCGTCTCACGGTGCGAATAAGGCACTACTGATCTTTGACAACTGAATAAAGAGGAGGTGGAATGATTGACGCTCACTAGGAAAGAAAAACGGGAGATCAGGCTTGAAATTTGCCATAATATGGACCTTTATTGCAAGTCTTGCCCAATTCGTGGGAACAAAAAAGTCAATCATAACACGGTTTATTGCCGGAAAAACTGCCTGGTTGGTGCCCTTCTGCAAGAATTGGCATTCAAACTTATAGAGGATGAAAAGCAACTGGATCACAGTTTGGCGAAAACCGGCACTTGGACGGAAGAAGAAGATTTTTACCTCATCCATCATGCAAGCTTATATGATGACGAGCATCTTGCAATGCGCTTGAACCGGACGCCGGTTTCGGTGCATAGGAGAATGATTCATTTGAACTTATTAGAAAAAGTACGCAATTAAAAAAAGGAGGGAAACCATGGGTAATTTGCTTCTGGATGAAAGACCAATTATTGTTATTCCTTCACTTGCTGAAAAAATCGGCTTGAATGAGGCAATCATCTTGCAACAGTTAAATTACTGGCTGCAAAAAAGCAACCACATCTATGAAGGGAAACCATGGGTCTACAACACCTATGAGGATTGGGAAGAGCAATTCCCGTTCTGGTCTATCAGCACCATCCGCCGGGCCATTTCTAAACTTGAGAAAGAAGGATTCATCATTACAAACAATTTCAACCGTTCACAAATTGATAAAACAAAATGGTACACAATTGATTTTGAAAAGGTGGAGAGGTTGAACAGTCCATCTGTTCAAAATGAGCAGTCGACTGCTCAAAATGGGCAGACGATTGTTCAAAATGAGCAGTCGACAGGTCAAAATGAGCAGTCCAGCTGTTCAAAATGGACAGACGATCTGTTCAAAATGGACAGACCAATACCAGAGAGTACTACAGAGAGTACTTCAGAGATTACGACAGAGATTACTTCTTCTTCTTCGGAAGAGTGCATTCCCAAATTGGAAAAAGACGAAGAAGCAAAAAAGGCCATTGCGTTTTTTGAACAAAATGGCTTTGGTGTGGTCGGATCTTATGTCGCCGAAAAAATTTATTTCTGGTGTGAGGATCTGTCAGTGGATTTGGTTATCGAAGCAATGAAAAATGCAGTGGAGCGCGGCGCAACAGGCTGGAAGTATTGCGAAGCCATCCTAAAGGACTGGGCAAGCAAAGGCATACAGACCGTTGAGCAGGCTCGTGCATTGCAGCTGAAATACAAGGAAGAGCGATCGAGGCTAAAGCGTTATGGAAGCAGATCCGGGAGAACGGAGAGGGTGCCCGACTGGTTTAAGGAACCCGGAAATAGCCAAAGCAGTACTGCTGAGCAAGAAGCCCAAGAAGCCCAAGAAGACCTCGAGACAAAGCGGAAGCGGTTGGAGAAAATCCGGGAACAGTATCGAAAAAAAGAAAAATAGGCTTGCAAATGAACCATAAGGAAGTCAGGATCTGCCGCCGTTTAACGACGACAATTTGCCGTTTTAAGGGGTGAAAAAGCATGCAGGACAAGCAAATTGAATGGCAAAAGCAGGTAATCCGTGAAGAAATGCATGATTACGGGAAAACGGATGAACAGCCTGTAAAAAAGGTTGAAAAATAAAAAAGCCAGGCATTTTCAGCCCGGAGAAAAACCATATCGACGCAATCATTATAGCATACACAGAAGGGGCGTGTCGATATTGGCTGAAAAGCGAATTGGAGAAATAGAGCTTTTGGAAGACTTGACGATTAAACAAGCCATTGAACCGGATAAAGTGATCATCGTTGTCCTGGATGGGAAGCGCGGAATTGCCCGCAAATGTGAAGCAGTTGAGCATGGTAGCACGATCATCGAGACAGTGAATGGGAAATCGAAAAAAATTACGTTTATAGAGTCCTATCTTACCTAATTCATAGCCGATTTAGCTTTTGTTTAAACCTATTATGATATTTTGCATGTACCAATAACAGAGAAATCGCGGTACAAAAATACGCTGCAGGGTCAGGACCGGGATCTTGCAGCAAAGGGTTGGTGTTGAAATTTGCTACGGAAAAAACCTGTCGACAGAAAAATATTAAGCCAAAAAGAACGGCTTTTGCTGATTGAATGGCTATATGTAATCACCGGTTTCACCCGGTCGTTTTGGAAAGAAAAGAGCGATGCAGAAATTATCCGTTTATATGAGTCCAATCTTGAAATGAACCAGATGGAAGATGAGTTTGTAAGATGAATTGGTTGGTGAAATGCTATGGAGGCCAAAATTATCATCAAAGACAGCCGGAAGAAGTGGATGGTGGAGGAAGATAGAAAATACGTTTGTCAAACGTTCTGCAAGCAGCACAAACGATGTTCAACCCGTTTAGGGTATGATTGCAAAAAATTTGGCGGTGACAGAATACCGAAATTTAAAAAATGAGGTGGAACATCTGGGGAAAACCGCAAGATTAAAAAGAGAACGGGACACTGATTCCGTTCTCTTAGGAAAGGGATGTTTTGACGTGAATGAATTGGAAAACAGTATTAATTTCCTTAAAGAACAGCTCATTGCTGCGGGAGAAAAGTGGAAAGGCGGCATGGATGTTGAACCAATGAGAGACTGTCTGGCAATTGTTGAAGCCATCAATGTCCTAGAAGAAAGGGCATTTGGCAGGATGATTACAACGATCGCTTACATTCTGTGAGGAGGTGGGATAACATGCAAAATGTTTTGGAATTTGAAGAACTGATGATCAATATTTTAGACGAACCTTCAAAGTTTAAATTTCATTTTTCCGAAAACGGGATTAAAATTAGCGCTTGGATTAAAGAAGCTGTGAATTTAGGAAACGGGCTGTGCATTGCATTTGATGGCGGATCTCTGCTCGTTTGGAAAGATAACCGCGTTGTAAAGTGCAGACGACCGTCCGATTTAATTACGTATTGTGAGCTTTGCTTTTCGGTTTTTAATGAATTTGATGAGAATATCGGTTATCTGTATGTGCCTGCGCGTAAAAGGTGATCTATTTGAGACATCAAAGTCAACGGATACCAACGCATGATTATCTCGGCAGAAAAGTATGGATTGGCGAAAAGGCAACACTATTTAGTAGCAATGGGGTCCATTATGAAGGGACAATACAGCAGATCGGTGGCAAACGCTGGTTTGTGGTGAATGAAAGTATGCGAATTGGCGGTATAGGAAGCTTGTACTTGATGAAGGATTGAAAGGAGAAATGAATTTTATGAGTGAATCATTTAGGTTATATAAAGTCGTGGAAACGGACGGACAAAGTGCTGAAGAACTGCAGAAATTTTTAAATGCTGCAACGGATGGTTTTACAGAAATGCAAATTGATCATGTCGTTGGGACAAAAATAATTCTTGGCTACGATTCACCTTTAAATGCAAAAGGAAGAGCTGAAATGTCAGTAAAAAAAGCTATAGGCTCTCAAGCGAAAAGTAGTTTTAGACCAATATATTAAACCATCATAGACTATGTCGTAGTACGGGTATATTGTGTGAAATGAAAACATGAGGTGATTAAATGAACCAGATTCAGCAAGTATTTGGTTATGGAATGAGCCAACTACGAACTGTGTTAATAGATAGTGATGTTTGGTTTGTTGCCAAAGATGTATGCGATATTCTGGAAGTAAGAAACACTACACAGGCAATCGCTAGACTTGAAGATGATGAACGGACTATGTTAAACATAGGTCGTCAGGGGGCAACCAATTTAGTGAATGAACCGGGTCTATATTCACTGATCATGTCTAGCCGAAAACCAGAAGCGCGTGCATTTAAAAGATGGATTACACATGATGTTATTCCGCAAATCCGGAAGACGGGAAGTTACTCAACACAGGTTCCGCAAACATTCAGCGAAGCCTTGAGGCTGGCGGCAGATCTGCAGGAGGAAATTGAAAAGGCAAAACCTAAAATTGAGTCATTTGATCGCTTCATTTCCGGAAAAAACTATCAAAAAATGGGGGATGTTGCGAAAATATTAGGATATGGCCGAAATAACTTTTTCAAGCTGCTTCGGGAGATGAAGATTTTAATGAGAGATAATACACCTTATCAGGAGTTTATCAACCGCGGGTATTTCGTTGTGAAAGAAAAGCCGATACAGATGGGCAGCCACGTCATTAATAAGCCCCAGACCTATGTCACGGCAAAAGGTATCCATTATATTGACAAATTATTGAAAGAACGATCAATAATTGTATAATAGAAGTAGAATATGTCCAAGTAACGGAGAAGCGTGCGGACACTGACTTTCAGCATTTGTTGCTGATGGTTGGTGTCCGTTTTTTTATTGGAAGGAGGAACAATGATGGAACAATTGAGTTTTCAGCTGGCAGAGATTGACCGGGAAGAGACAAGGAAGCGGGTGGAAGGTGCATTGGAAAAGTATAGGGTTTTGTTGCTAACGCAGGAACTGGACCAGGTGCCAAAAGTAACCTCAAGCTATTCATTGGTTCCACCAAGCAACACCAACCAGTTTCACTCCTCAACTGAAGAAGCTGCAGTAAAGAATGTGGACTATGAACGCGAGCGGAGCGATTATATCCGTAAAGTTTCCATGTCCGTAAACCGTCTCGGGTTTAAGGAGCGGGCAATCCTCATCCGCCGGTATATGACGGAGGATGATGTATTTGATTATGAAGTGTACAACGAACTGAACATGAGCGAGCGGACTTATCACAGAATAAAATCTCGGGCATTTTATAAGCTGGCATTTGCGTTGAAAGTTGAAGTCTATAAAGAGAAGGAGATGAGTGTATGAATGTCGTCCAACCGATTCGCGATCCCGTTAAGATAGAGAAGATGAAGAACTATTTGAAATCAAAGAGTGAAAGGAATTATATTCTTTTTATGTTGGGAATAAGCGTCGGACTTAGGATATCCGACATTTTAAAATTGAAGAAAGAAGATATATTAAGAAGCCATATTGATATTAAGGAAACGAAAACAAAGAAAAACAAAAGGGTAAAAATCCCCGGTTACATTAAAAAGGAGATCATACCTTACGCCAAAACACTTGCAGACGGCGATTACCTTATTAAAAGCCGGCAGGGAGCAAACAGGCCAATTGACCGTTCAACAGCTTATAGGATACTGCGTGATGCTGCTAAGCATGTTGGGCTGACAGACATCGGTACGCATACATTAAGAAAAACATTTGGCTATCATTTTTACATGCAAACAAAGAATGTGGCCCTGCTGCAAGAACTACTAAATCATTCGAGACCGGATATTACGCTACGGTATATCGGAATTAATCAGGATACGTTAGATAAGGCAATGGACAAATTCAGGATATAGTCCTTTTCTTTTTGGGCATCACTACATCATAAAAATACGAGGCGTGCACTCATATTTATATATTGAATGAAGGCTGTTATTTCAAGGGTTTCAACGTTTGCCCGAGTGCAACAGTCTATGTATTATAGTGTACTCAATGCCATTATTTAGGAGGGATATGTATGAGGATAGAGGAAGCAAGGGAAGAGATTAAAAGGATTGAAAGGTTTATCAGTTTAGTAGAAAGCTATCGACCGCAGTCATTTGAGCAGGAAGCGATCAAGACGTATGTGTTAATTGAAAGTGTTAATAAGACAGCGGCAGTATTGAATGAGAAAGGATTTAGAATAGGTAAAAGGAAAGTTTCAGGTAAGGACGTATCTGATATTATTCGTTCTAAACCTGATGATGAGCTGCATCAAATCGCTCACGATATGTTTAAATACAATAAGAAAAAAGCTGGAAAAAGGGGTTGGTGTTGAAAAAATAATGGCAGGATTTTGGCAGGATAAAGGCAGAGCATTTTCTTTTGCCTGTGTTACATTAATACCATGACAAGTAAGCGAAGGAATCGACACACAGTCGGTTCCTTTTTATTTTATCGATTGAAGGTGTTGACCATGAAATCTAAATCCAGAGAGAAGAAGCAAAAGAAACTGCGGCGTAAAGAATTAGAATACCTGATGGGGATCCATCGTGACAGGTATGGCCGACATCATGGTGCAGTTCGCAGGAAGTGACCTTCAATAACTAATAAAGAGACATATGGACACATATAAGAAGGTGGGGGAGCGATAAAAAAGAAATGGCTGACTTTCCAAGTGCCAGGATTAGACCGGAAAGAATTTATGATATGAAGGCTAATATTAAAGATCTTGAACCAGAACGATACAACTATCTTTTTAATAATGGTTTATTGACAATAAATGAAGTACGAACATTTGAGGGACTTCCGAATATTGGTGCTGAAGGCAATAAATTATTTAGGCCTTTAAAGAAAAGAAGAAAGATTCCTTTTGGGTGATCAGCATGCCAGGCAAACCACTGCGGCCATGTGCAAAGTCCGGCTGCCGCAATCTTACCACGAACGGCTACTGTGATGAGCATAGGAAAGATACTAATCGTGAATACAATCTGACACGAGACGAGCGGGTCACGCGCTTCTATAAGTCGAGGCAATGGGAAATGACAAGGAAGTTGGTGCTTGTTAGAGACCATGGTCTATGCCAGATGTGTCTCAAACATAGAAAAATCGTACCAGCATCGCTTGTTGACCATATCATTCCGGTACGGGTTAATTGGAGTTTGCGGCTTAATAAAAGCAATCTTCAGTCGCTTTGCGTTTCATGCCATAATGTCAAAACAGCGGAAGACAAACGAAAGTACGGAAACCTTGCATGAGGGCCGGGGGCCCCTAAAAAAGTACGGGGTGGGCCGTCTGCCGAACGGCGTCCACTTTCGCGTGAATTTTTTTCGCAAAATGAAAATTTTTTAAGGGGGTGATTGGAATGGCGGGCAGGCCGTCAAAACCAGTGCAGCTGATCAAAATGGAGGGGAACAAGGATCGCCGGACGAAAGCAGAACTTGAGCACCGAGAAAATTATGAAAAGTCCCTTTATACTGGAACAAAGATCAAAGAGTCGCCCGCCGTCAAATCTGATCCTGTTGCCCACAAAGAATTTTTACGGCTGAAAAAACTTTATAAGAGCATCCAGTACATTGACGGCTTGGATGAGCAGATCGTCAACCGGTACTGCATGATGATAAGTGAAGAGCGGGCACTTCAGGAGCAGGCCGATTCTTTGCATGCACTTCTTGAAGAGGAAGAAGATCCAAAAGAAAAGATTGAGATTTACAAACTGCTCAACAGCTGCGATACCAAGCTAACCAAAAAGCGGGACTTGATCTTGAAGATTGAGGACCGTCTTTTTCTGAATCCGACTGCCCGCATCAGAGCCATTCCAAAGAAACCTCCTGAAGAAGAGAAGCAATCTCCAATGGCTGAATTTTTAAAGAAACGCGCGGGTGGTAGCCGTGCGGATTGATAAAGCAAGAGCCATGGAGCCCATTGAGTTCATTCAAATGCTGAAACTGGTTGACGACTTTTACGGTCAGCCTTTTGTTTTAATGGATTGGCAGTATGAAACGATCTGGGATGTTTATGGCACGGTGAATGATGAGGGATATAGGCAGTATCGGTACGCTTATTTGGAAATTCCAAAGAAGAATGCAAAAACGACGTTAATCGCCGGCCTCGGGGTTTATCACTTAACATGCGACGGTCCCCAAGGGCAAATTTATTGCTGTGCGGCCGACCGTTCCCAGGCCAGTCTGGTTTATAAAGCAGCTGTCAGCATGATTGACCAGGATGACGAACTGAAAAAACTGCTGAAGGTGACAGAGAGCCGGAAAGAGATTGCGAATGTCGAGACAGGTACCATTTTAAAGGTTCTATCAGCGGAAGCATACACCAAGCACGGCATTAACCCAACGGTCGTCATTTTCGATGAGCTGCATGCACAGCCAAACCGTGATTTGTGGGATATCATGACTTTCGGCGCCGGTGCTGCCCGTAAAGAACCGTTATGGTGGGTCATCACAACGGCCGGCGACGATCCGGACCGGAAATCAATCGGCTGGGAAATCCATGAGCATGCCAGGAAAATCCGGGATGGAGAACTGTCGGATCCGACCTGGTATGTCAGAATGTATGGTGCTGATGAAGATGACGACATCTTTGATGAGAAGACTTGGTACAAAGCGAACCCTTCGCTTGGCCAAACGATCAGCATTGAATCTGTTCGCCAGGAAGCACTGGCAGCGCGCAACAGTGAAGCATCCGAGCGACTTTTCCGGTGGCTGCGGCTGAACCAATGGATATCCTTAAAGCGGACCGGATGGCAGCCGTTAAGCTTGTGGGACAAGACGGAAGGGAATTGGAACCTATCCGATCTTGTCGGCAAAAAATGTTATGTCGGACTTGATCTTTCCAGTACGACGGATATTACGGCAGCATGCTATTTGTTTCCGCCACAGGACGGGATCCCGGAATGGCGTACACTTTATGATGCCTGGATACCGGAAGACAATATGAAAGAACGTGTTACCCGTGACCATGTACCTTATGACAGGTGGGTGAACCAGAAATATTTGACGGCCACGCCCGGGAATGTTGTGGATTATGATTTTGTCCAAGCAAAAATTGTATACGCAAGCAAACAGTATGATCTTTCCGTCTTGGGCGCCGACCCATGGAACAGCCGGATGCTGACGCAAGGGCTGATGAGAGAAGACGTGAATGTTGTGGAAATCCAGCAAACCATGGCGCAGTTGAGCCCGGCCATGAAGATGATTGAACAGCTGATGAAAAAAGGCCTGTTGAGCCACGAAGTAAACCCATTGGCACGATGGTGCTGGGGAAATGTCGCTATTGCGGTTGACGGAAATGAGAATATCAAGCCAATGAAAAATAAATCACAGGACCGGATTGATGTCATTGTGGCCATGATCATCGCTATGGCGACAGCTATGCTGTTTGAAGAAGTCAGCCTGGACGTTTCAGAATTTGCAAATGAAGACTTTCTTGACAAACTGTGGAGCTAAGGAGGTGAGTGGGATTGAATGAGTTTACTCAGCAGATTTAAAAGGCAAAGGGTCAAAAACTATCATATTGATGATCCGAATTGGTTATCAGAATGGCAGACACTGGCTGATTTTTTAGGGGTTAGCCTGGACCCGTCTGATGTGGACGTCCGGGGAAAACGGGCGCTGAAAGAAATTACGGTGTATGTATGTATCAAAATTTTATCTGAAAATATTTCAAAGCTGCCGGTCAAGATTTACCAGGACAACGGGGGAATTAAGAAAGTGGCCGGGCATTACCTGAATCCGATTTTGCGGTTAAGGCCGAATCCGTACATGTCTGCATCAGATTTTTGGAAAGGTGTTGAGGTGCAGCGGAATATTTACGGAAACAGCTATGTTTGGATTGAGTATGTCACACGCGGCCGGAATGCCGGCAAGGTCCAGGCACTTTACTTGCTTGACGCTCAGCAAATGCAGGTATGGGTGGATGATTCCGGCTTAATTAGCTCAAAAAACTCCATCTGGTACGTCTATACAGACAATGCAGGGGTGCAGTACAAGCTTCAATCAACTGATTTGCTGCATTTTAAAGCCATGACGACTGACGGGATCGTCGGTCTCAGCCCGATCTATACGCTCAGAAATATGGTTGAAAATGCTGCTTCAGCTGAAAAATTTTTGAATAACAGCTATAAAAACGGAATGCAGACGACTGGGATCATACATTATACCGGAGATCTGAACGAAAATGCCAAGAAAAAGTTCAGGGAAAAATTCGAGGAAATGTCAAGCGGGCTGAAAAATGCTAATCGTGTGAGCTTAATGCCTATTGGCTATACCTACCAACCTCTTTCACTTAAATTAACGGATGCTCAGTTTCTTGAAAACACGCAGCTGACTTACCGGCAGATTGCAAGTGCATTCGGCATTAAAGCACATCAGCTCAATGACCTTGTAAAAGCCAGCTATGCAAGCACGAGTGAAGCGAACCGGGAATTTTACGTAGATACACTCATGCCGATTTTGACCATGTATGAACAGGAATTGACGTATAAGCTGTTTTTGGATAGTGAACTGGTAAACGGGTTTTACGTTATGTTCAATGCGGATGCCATCCTACGTGGAGATTTCAAATCACGCATTGATGCGGCAGCAACCGGTGTACAAAACGGCCTGCTCACGCCAAATGAAGCAAGGGCACTTGAAGAAAGAGAGCCGATGCCAGGCGGTGATCAGCTGGTCATGAACGGGAATTATATTCCGTTGTCGATGGTGGGCGAGCAATATAAAAAAGGCGGTGATAATACAAATGGGCAAACATAAATTTTGGAATTTTATAAAGAATGAAGCGGAAAATACAGGTGAACTGCAGCTGTATGGCGAAATTTCCGACACTTCATGGTGGGGTGATGAAATCACGCCGAAAGATTTTAAAGCAGATCTTGATGCGCTTGGCGATATCAGCACGTTAAACGTCTATATCAATTCCCCGGGGGGCGATGTATTTGCAGGACAGGCCATTCATTCGATGCTTAAACGGCATTCTGCTACAGTTCATGTTTATGTTGACGGTCTGGCGGCAAGCATTGCCTCCGTAATCGCAATGGCCGGTGACAAGATCATCATCCCCGAAAATGCGATGATCATGATTCATAATCCGTGGACTGTTACGGCCGGTAATGCGGCGGATTTGCGGGAAGTTGCCGACCGTCTGGATAAAATCAATGAAACCATCAAATCAATCTATTTATCAAAGGCAAAAAATATTAATGAAGTGAAATTGACGGAATTGATGGATGCTGAAACATGGCTGTCTGCACGGGAAGCAGTTGATTACGGATTTGCGGACGAAATTGAGGATGCAAAAGACTATGCGGCAAGTTTGAACAGCAGGTTTCTCAATTTCTATAAAAATATTCCTTTAGACTTGCCGAAGAAGGCAAAAAATGAGCGCGAAAAACAGAATAAGAACAAGGAATTGGAGCTGTCGAAAGCCAAACTGGCGCTTGAGATGGCTCTTTTAATTTGATGGGAGGCAGGAAAATGAGTAAAGAACTCAGGGAATTGTTGAACAAATTGAATCAGAAAAAGGCAGCAGCAAAGGTATTGATGGGAAAAGAAGATGCCACACCTGAAGAAATCCAGGTAGCGGCTGCTGAAATTAATGAGCTGAAAGCGAAAATTGAAGCACAGAAGCTAATCGATGAAGAAACAGCGATACCAGTAGGTGGTAAACCGGTCGTATCGGTAATTGAACCTGACAAAAACAGCAAGGAGTACCGCGAACTGCACACAAAAGCATTTCTGAATTACTTGCGGAAGAAGCCGTTGACCGAAGAAATGAAGAATACGTTGAGCTCCAACACCGGATCTGACGGTGGATATTTGATTCCACAAGACATTAATACACAAATTAACAATTTGAAGCGGCAATATAAAAGCGCAAAAATGTGCTGCACGGAAGTTTACACGACTTCCACCAAAACCGGTTCGTTTGTGTGGGAAGACTTGTCAACACTAACGCCCCTTGTCAATATGACGGAAATGACAGACCTGGATAGCTCTTCACAGCCGAAATTCCGGTCTGTTCAGTACGCTGTAAAAGATATGGGCGCAATTCTTCCAATCCCAAATACGTTGCTGCAGGATGAGGATGCGAACTTAATTGCGTATATTGCCGGCTGGTTTGCGAAAAAAGCTATCCGCACGGAAAATAATGATATTTTCAATGTGCTAAAAACCGGGAAAACGCCGGTTGCTCTTGCAGATTGGAAAGCATTGAAATCGAATTATAACACGAAGCTTGATCCATTAATTGCAACAAATGGATACTTCTGTACGAACCAGGATGGCTTTAATGTTTTGGACAGCGCGCTCGACGGTTTTGGCCGGCCTGTTTTGCAGCCGAACCCGCAAAATCCAACAGAACTGCTATTCTTGGGTAAAGTCGTCCATATGTTCTCAAACACGGAGCTTCCATCTGATACGGACAACAATGTTGCACCAATCTTTTTCGGCGATATGAAATCAGGATGCCGTTTTGTCGACCGTGGCGCATATGAATTAAGCATTTCCACAGAAGCATATTTCGTAAAAAATGCGACTGCAGTCCGGGTTATCGAACGATATGATGTCATCAAAACCGATTCGGATGCGTATCAGTTTGGCCAGATTGCTTTACCTGAAAACTGATCAGGTGATGTAAATGATTATAGAACTAAATGAAGCGAAAGATTGGCTGAGAGTCGACACAGAAAATGACGATGCCAGGATCAGTTCATTGATGGCAGCGGCCGAACAATATTTAACCAATGCGACGGGGAAAACATTTGACAGCACAAATGAACTTGCCCGTCTTTTTTGCCTGACTCTACTGACGGATTGGTACGACAATACAGGTTTATCCGGTGAGCCGAGCCAGCAAATGCGGCCGATTATTCAGAGCATGCTGCTGCAGCTGACCTATTGCGAAGACGAGGTGACATAAAAATGCCGATCACCAGTCCTGGAAAAATGAATGAAAGAATTACGTTTTATAAAGAAGTTGTCAAAAAGAATGATTACGGAGACAAAGTAAAAGATAAAGAAAAATATTTGGAATGCTGGGCCGCCGTGAAGACACAGTTTTTAAGTGACATCCAGGCAAGCATTGGCACTGTCCTGGAAGACACTCTTACATTTGTGATCCGACATCAGCATGACAAAGAAATTACAAACGATTTATCTGTAAAATACAGGAACAGCGTTTATGAAATTATCAAAATTAACCCAGATGTCGAATATAAAAAATTTGACACGATCATCTGCAAAGAGGTGACATGATGACAGTTGAAGTGGATATTTCCGGAATTGAAGCGGGTTTGAGGCGGCTAGCTGCGAAGGAAAAAAAGGTGCAGAGGGCTGGGTTAAAAAAGGCGGCAGAAGCAATTGCTGACCGATTGCGTGAAAACACGCCTTATTATGATGGCAAACGCGACGGGAAATGGAAAGCACAGCGTCAATTCGAGAAAGAAACAGGGTCAAATAATGGCGACTTTGCGCATTTGCGGGATGACATCAAAATTTCAAATATGAACCAATTTGGTGAAGTCTTTGTTGGATTTGGAAAAGAAACCTATTGGCGTGTCCATTTTACCGAAATGGGTACGATTAAACAGAAACCACAGGCGTTTATCCAGCGAACGGAAGAAGAAATGCGCCGGAAAGTTATGACCATCATGGTAAAGGAGTTTAAAAGGGGTCTGGGCTTATGACACTGCCTGCAAAAGCAGTCTACGATATTCTTATGGGCAGTCCGGAGATTGCGAACATGATGAATCGGGACATGATTTTTATGATCGATGTTCCGGAAGATGATCAGCAAGTCCAGAACGCACCGATCATTCGAATAAATGAAATCAACGACTATCAGGATGGATTTGCTTCAAACAAACCGTTTTCTGTTTCTTTTAGCGTCCAGATTGATGTCTGGGCCGCCACGATTGAACAGTTAGCTGTTTTTAGAGACGTGCTGGACAAGATCATGACAGAAAACGAGTGGGGTCAATATACAGGCGTGATTGACAAAGATCCGGATATTGATCTGTATCGCATGGCTCGGAGGTATCGGGCTGTTCAGGTGATTCACTTTAATTAGGGAGATGAGAAAATGGCGACTTTAGGTTTTAAAAGTGTCGAATTTGGGATCCATGACGGGGACACGGAAATTGTTAAGAAAATTTATAAATTAGATGCCAATGAAGGTGGCACAATTGAAGCAAAATTAAGCGGTCTTGGTGCGCAAATCAATGCTTTATATGCGTCTAATGTACCGTTTTTTGTAGATGCAAGCGGTACGGGAACGCCACAATTGGAATTCACAGCAGCGGACTTGAGTGAGGAAATTGCTGCGTCCATTTCAGGCGCTGTATATGAAAATGGCATTTTGAAACTTGGAAAAGATGCGAAGGCACCATATGTTTCTGTACTGCTAGAAGCGGATGGCATTAAAAACGACAGCATCTATATCGCACTGCTTAAAGGAAAATTTGGGCATCCGGATGGTGTCGATTTGAAAACGGGTGATGACAAAGGCAAGGAAGCCGATACAACTGACAGTGCACTGACCGGACAATTTGTAAACCGGAAATTAGATGGCTTTACCTATTTCAAAACTCGTTCTTCGAATACAGACTTTGATTTGCAGACATTTCGGTCCCTCGTTTTTAATGGATACAATGAAAATACGCAAACGGCAACTCAACAAACTGCTGGCTGATAGCTGGGCTCTTAGGCCCGGCTTTTTATTTTGCATAAAAGGAGATGCTGGAAATGTTAAAAATTGAACTTTATAATCCGGAAACCGAAAGAACTGAAACCTTTACTGAAGGATTCGTGCCAGCAAGAACATTGCGGAAAGTGCTGGAATTCGCGGATAAGCAGGAAAGAGAAAAACCCAGTGAGCTTGAGACGTTGGATGAAATGGTGTCCATGATTGCAAGCTTTTTTCGGGATGATCGGGTGACCTTTGATGCGATCTACGACGGAATCCCGGCAGACAAATTGAGTGATGAAATGGAACGCATTATGACCGACATTATGGGCGGTGAAGCTAAAAAAAAGCTGGGGAAAAACCGACCACCATCAAAGAAAGCATAAATAATCTGCACAAAATGTATTCGGAGTTAATGAAGAATGGATGGACGTTCAGAGATATTGAAGAAATGGACATATATGGATTTCTGAATGTCATGAACGGGCCGGACAGCAAACAGTATGACGATATAGAAGCTTTCTATAACTCAATTTGACGGGAGGTGAGGAAACATGGCAGGAGACCAACCCCTTGGCAATATGGTGATCGGTGTCAGCATGGAGGGTACTCAGTTCGCAAATACCTTGAAAGAAATACGGGGGCAGGTGCGCCAAGCTCAGAGCGCAATGAAAGCCAATTTGACAGTAATTAGTGGCGCCGGCGATAAGTATGAAACTCTCCGTGCAAAAGTAAAGAGCCTGAATGAAGTAATGGCGGTTAACCAGCGCGAAATTGATATGCTCCGTAAAAAGCACCGGGAAGCCATTAAAACTTACGGCGAAGGCTCCGAGCAAGTTTCCAAATTAGCTTCCCAAGTGAATAATGCAGTTGCCAAGCAGTCAGCCTGGAGCAGACAGCTGGATCAAGCAAAATCTAAACTATCGGGGATGGATAGCCCAATTAGCAAGTTTTCATCTCGGCTGAATGACATCTCTGAGCGGGCCAAAAGCGTTGGCGGAAAAGTAAAAGAAATGTCTGACGGGATTACACAAACTTTTGCACCGGCTACCATTGCAATTGGAGCCGGTCTTGGTGCTGCAGCGAAGCAGGCCATGGATTTCGAAAGTCAAATGAGCGCGGTAAAGTCTGTCATGGCGCCGGATGAGGTAAAAAAGTATGGCGGCGCGTTAGAGGATCTTGCTGTAACCATGGGCGCCAAGACAAAATACAGTGCCACTGAGGCCGCGCAGGGAATTGAAGAACTTGTCAAAGCCGGCGTGAAAACAACAGATATCATCCATGGCGGGCTCTCGGGGGCTTTAAATCTTGCGACTGCCGGTGAACTGGACCTGAAAGATGCTGCCGAGATCGCGTCAACTGCGTTGAATGCTTTCCGGAAAGACAATATTTCCGTAACCCGCGCTGCAGATCTGCTGGCTGGTGCTGCCAACGCAAGCGCAACGGATGTTGAAGAATTAAAATATGGGTTATCTGCTGTTTCAGCTGTAGCCAGTGGAGTCGGTTTAAGCTTTGAAGATACGACTACGGCGCTTGCGGCATTTGCGCAGAATGGTCTTAAAGGTCAGGACGCTGGAACATCTTTAAAAACTATGTTATTAAACCTTTCCCCTTCTACAAAATCTGCTGCCGATATGATGGATTCGCTCGGTCTGGCAGCGCGAAATACATCTTCTGCATACAATTGGTTAGTTGATAGGGGGATTAAACCAGCCTCACATTCTGCAAATGACATAGAAGCTTCTTTGCAACGTCTTGCGAAAATTCAGGCAGGTGCTGGAGCTTCTGCAAGTAAAGTAAAAAATGAATATCAGGAACTTGCGAAAAACTCCGGTTTTGCATCAAGCGCTTTTTACGACCAAAACGGAAAGCTAAAATCTCTTTCCAAAATTTCTGGTCTGCTTCATGACAGGCTCAAAAACCTTTCGGAAGAACAGCGGCAATATGCATTAAAAACAATGTTTGGAACGGATGCTATCAGGGCAGCCAATATTTTGTATAAAGAAGGCGCCAAGGGAATCGAAGACATGAACGGCGCCATGAATAAAATCAAAGCTGCTGATGTTGCCAAAAAGAAAATGGACAACCTAAAAGGCTCCATTGAACAATTAAAAGGAAGTTTGGAGACGGCCGGAATATCGGTTGGTCAGGCATTAACACCAGCCATTAAAAAAACAGCTGAAATTGTTCAAAATATCGTGGACAAGTTTAATGCCCTGCCGAAACCGGTTCAGCATGCGGCCGCCATTTCAGCAGCGTTGTTAGCCGTTATTTTAACCCTTGTAACCGGGTTTGGGTTTTTGACATCTGGTATATCCAGCTTGGTTATTGCCTATGGCACTCTGGCCGGCGGCATGGCCGCAACGACAGGAGTTATCGCGGCAGAAGGGGCAGCTGCAACGGCTGCCGGGGCAAGCACCGGAATATTGGCCGGTGCAATCAGTCTATTAACCTCTCCGGTCACGTTAACCATAGCAGCCATTGCAGCACTCGGAGTTGCGTTTGTTTTGGCCTATAACAAAATAAAGCCGTTTCATGCTTTCATGAACAGTATCGGATCTGCGATCGGAAGAGCCGTAAATTTTGTCAGGCAGTTTACTACCGCAATAATGCAAATGCTCCAAGGCAATTGGGCAGGCGGCGCTGATTTGTTGAGTAAAATCGGATTAAGCGACAGTGCCGTACAGAAAACCATCAATATTGTTACGAAAATACAAAGCGCCTTTAATACATTAAAAGCATATTTGCAGCAGGCATTGTCAGCAATAGGCTCATTTGTAATGAGTAAAATATCGCAAATCAAATCGTTTTGGGATCAGAACGGCGCAACAATAATACAAGCAATAAAAAATGTCTTTAAAGTAATTACTGTCATTGTTAAGGTAGCATTAGCTATTTTAGGTCCGATTTTTAAGGCTGGTTTTGCAATAATTGTTGCGGTTGTTAAATCTGTATGGGGAAATATTAAAGGGATTATTTCCGGTGCTCTAAAAATCATTGAAGGGGTCGTTTTAGTTTTTTCTGGTTTATTTACTGGGCATTGGAAGACCATGTGGAGCGGCATCAAGAGCATTTTTAGCGGTGCCATTCAGTACGTTTGGAATCTGGTCCAGTTGATCTGGATCGGCAAGATGCTCAAGACTGCCAAGGCGTTTGTCGGACCGTTTAAGAGTCTGTTTAAAACATTATGGACAGCACTCAAAACAATTTTTAGTTCACCAGTAAAATGGATTGTCAATCTGGTGAAAAATGGATTCGGCTCCATGAATAAGTTTGCATCCAGTTTTAGTGGCGGATTAAAAACGGTCATGACGAAAATGTGGACTGCTTTGAAAGGCATTTTTTCACTACCAATCGGAACCATTAAAAGTTTACTAAAAACCGGTTTTACATCCATGAAAAACAGTTCCGTAAACATTTTTAACTCGATGAAACACGGCGCCAGCAAAATTTGGAATAGCATGATCTCTACTATTAAAAGCTTGCCAGGGCGAATGGCAACTGGACTTAAAAATGGCGCAAGCAAGTTAAAGAGTGCCATGAAGTCTATTGGTAATGCAATGATTGAAGGCTTAGCTGCAGGTGTTAATGGAGTACGTAAAGGAATTAACTGGATTTTAGATAAGGTTCATGCGCCAAAAAAATTGCACATCCCAAAATGGGATCCTCCACACTATGCGAAGGGTACTGATAATCATCCTGGTGGACCGGCGGTTGTGTCAGATGGAAAAGGCAAAAATGTTCAGGAATTGATCACGCTCCCTGATGGCCAAGCATTTTTATCTCCACTGCGTGAAACAGTCATGAACTTGCCAAAAGGTGCAAGCGTACTGAATGCCGATGCGACTGCTCAACTATTGTCGATGATGCCGCGCTATGCTAGCGGAACCGGGTGGATGCAAAATCTATGGGATGGAACAAAAAACGTTACGTCAAAAGTATGGAATAGTGCAAAAAGATTCAGCAAAAACATCGTAGACGGTGCAAAAACCATCTGGGATTATGCTAGTAATCCAAGCAAATTGGTCGATAAAGCGATTGACACTTTTTCTAACTTTTCGGATCTTAGCCAGCCAACACTTGGGATAGTGAAAGGTGCAGTATCGACAGCAAAAAGAGGCGCAGTCAATTGGATTAAAAGCCTAATGCTTGCTGGAAACCCGTCCGGATCCGGCGTGGAAAGATGGCGCTCATATGTCATACGTGCATTAGAGATGAACGGTTTGTCAACTGCAAAATCCATGGTTGAAAAGGTTCTGCGACAAATCAAGACGGAGTCCGGTGGTGATCCGAAAGCCATACAACACGGTTATACGGATATCAACACAAGGACCGGGGACCTGGCTAAGGGCTTAATGCAGACGATTTCTGCAACGTTTAACGCATATAAATTTCCAGGGCACTCCAATATTTTTAATGGCTTTGACAACCTACTGGCTGCACTTAACTATGCAAAGCATCGTTATGGCAAAAATTTATCCGGCCTTGGCGAAGGGCACGGATATGCAAATGGCGGGTTTGTCTTTACAGAGCAGCTTGCCCGGGTTGCGGAGGGAAACAAACCGGAAGCAATCATACCACTTGATAGACTTAAAAGAACTAGAGCATTACAGCTATTATCACAAACTCAAAAAGCTTTGGGAGTTGGTTCGCAAAGCCAAAGCAACTCATCAGCCGCGGATTTATCTGCTTTAATCCAGCGTCAGGACCAGCAAATATCTTTGATGCAGCAAACGATTGATTTACTTATGAAAATATTACAGAAAAATAATGTGATTAAAATTGATGCAGATGCCCTTGAAAAAAATGTAAGCAAGCGGCAAGCTGCAAATTACAATAATGCTGCCTATATGATGGGGTGATTGATTGCATGGAAGAATTAACAATCACAAAACTGGATGGAACAAAACAAACTGTAAGCGAAATAAATGGTGCATATTTGCTTGATGTAATTGATAGTGGGCCGCAACCGTCAACCACGTATGAACAAATCGCTGGATCCGATGGAAATATAGATAACGGAACTACATTTGGGACAAGAAACATCACTGCAAAATTTTATTTAGATGCGAAAGACTATATCGACTATACGCTTGCCCAGAAGGAAACTTGGCAAGCGTTATTTGATTATGATCCATATTACATTACCTGGTCGCGAATGCCTGGAATAAGGTTTTTAGTCCATATCAAGCCGTTTGAATTTTCCAGTATAAGCCAAATGTCAGGAACCTTTGATATTGATTTTGAAGCTTTCAAAGGATTTGGAGAGAGCGTTGGCAGAACGGATGAAGATTCAATTGATATGGATAGTGAAGTGTGGCAAATGGTCGGACAAGGGTTTGTTCTCGACAAGGATTTGGTTTATACCAATATCCCTGGGAATAGTTTTAAAATATTTAATGCTGGAGATATTACAATTGATCCACGTAAGCACGACTTGACTATCAGCATTCAAGGGATTGGCACTCCGACTTTGAAAAATCTTACGACCGGTGACTTATTTACTTACAATAAATCCCTTTCTGCGGGGGATGTGTTAACGATTGACGGCGTCTACCCTTTACTTAACGGCGCCCACTGCGGTCGCGACACAAACCATGGCTTACTTACTCTATTACCAGGATGGAATCAAATCAGTTTAACCGGGCTTAATAATCCGGTTTCTACTTTTGGATTTAGATTCCTATATAAGTAGGTGATAGCATGGACTTAATTGTAAATAACGGCATAGACGAGGAAATCCTGGTTGATTTTAATGTGGATGACTTTGCAGAGGATTGGGAGAAAAATAGTGCTTGGTCAGTTAGCTTTAGCGTGACAAAGACAAACAAAAATGCCTACACGTTTAACATGCTGCAACAAGAAGCAATGATTAAACTAGAGGGCCAGTGGTTTGTTATTAAGCAGCTGGAGCCAACAGCAAGCGGTAAGGTGCTATCAAAATCCATTACGGCCAACCATATTTATTTTACATGCCAAGATCATCGGCAGTACAATCAAAAATCACAGACATGGAGCATTGAGGATGCACTCCACTGGACTTTTGACGGGAATAAACTCGGTTTTACGTGGGAAGCAGTTGGCAATTTTGAAAAGGTTCAAATGGACAATTTTGGGGATGCTAACGCTCTTAGCATGGTCGAAACTATCCTAAGTAGTTTTAACGCGGTTTTAGATGCTGATAACAAGCATCTTATTTTTTATGCTCCGGACAGTTGGGGGCAAGTTACCAATAATCAATTTCGGTATCTGTACAACACCGACACGGTTAACTGCCAAATTGATACAACCAACCTAAAAACAGTCATTCGCGGATATGGAAAACAGAATGATGATGGAACCTATGTTTTTCCCTTTGTGACTTATAAAAGCCCATATGTAGCGCAATGGGGAGAGCGCCATGCCGACCCTATTCGGGATGATCGGTTTACAAGTGCAAGCTCCATGCTTGCTTATTTGCCAAGCCAGTTGCAGGACACGCCAGCCGTCACATTGTCTATAACAGTAAAACGTAAGGAAGAAATCAATAAGGGCGATCATTGGTTATTAATTTACGAACCTATGAATTTTGACACCGATGTCGAAGTGATCGGATATAAAAAATATCCTTTCTCTAAATACAAACCACCGGAAGTGACATTTAGCAACGATGCAAAGGATATGACGGGCATTTTGTCCAGTTTTAACCGTGTGGGGAAAATCGTTAACACAGCAATCGATAAAAGTGGCAACGTAAAAACGTCTGCCATCAGCCGGCTTCCGGATAATAAAGTATCCGTTGGACCCAGTACGGCATTTGCCCCAGGGTATGATCCCACACAGCTGGATATCCCGCATTATTCGCTGGCCACACCTACATCAGATGGGTTGATGGCCGCGGCGGATAAGCAAAAGCTAAATTTGATTGTTGTGGATGATAACGGGAACGTAGTAGTAGACATCCCACTTGCAGCAGCTAATCAAGATGGATTGATGAGCAAAGAGGATTTTGCCAAACTGGGAAGGATCCTTTTTTCGGGTTCGGGAACGGTGGATTTGCAAACGGTTTTGCAAACATTGCAGGACCATGAAAACAGAATCGCTGCTTTAGAAAATGGAGGTGGTACAGGATGAGATGGCCATATGAAAAGATTGGGGTTACTACGACAAGAGCATTTCGTAATTTGCTCAACAAGATCCACGGTGATATTGCAGACGATATGCAAGAGCATAAAGACCGAGCAGATAACATCCAGGCGCAGGTAGACAACCTTGTCGCGGACGGCGACAGCAGCCCGGAAGCAGCCCAGGCAAGAGTTGGCGTGGACGGGACAAATTACACAACGTTAAAGCAAAGGTTGGACACAGAACATGCGGACGTTACCGCGCAGTTGGCGGAGAAAGTTAAGAAAGATGATTATTTAAGCTTTAAAACACTTCCATACAATCCTATTCCTCCAAAACAAGGAATAAAGACTAATACACCTAAAATTATAAAAAAAACAAATACTAATCAATTAGTTTTGGTGCAAAGAGCAAATAAAGGGTACTTAGTTTACAACTTACAAAGTGGGGATGGAGATACTTCCTCGACAAGTGTTGGCACAACTTGGGATTTATTAAGACTTAGAAAGGTAGAGTATTCCCCATTATCATATGTTTGGTGGGATAAAGCGCCAACTGCTGGTACATTATCCACTTATTTGGAAGGAGGAATTAATAGTGGTCAGGAGCAAGGTTATTTTGGTGCAAGGTTAACGACAAACTCAGGGATATCCGATGACGGAACTGGAAATGGGTTTAGCGTAAAATCACTTGCTCCAGGTAAAAGTGTAACATTCGACATTGAAGCAAGCTACGAATCTTTAATGAATATGTTATTTTTAGGTAGTAGTGGGTCGAGTTCGAGTGTTGACATCTTGGTTAACGGATCTGTTATAAAAAACATCAATCCGCAACTTTATCGACTCCCGACACAAGGGAATTATGCAGTAGTTGATTTTGATGTTCCAAGAGCAAACTTCGTTGACCAAAAAACAATATCAATTCAGGTGAGAAATAATGACGGTTCAAACCCTTTTTACTTTTGCTGCTTTAACTTTTTTGAGTTAAAACATTATAAAGGCGGAACCGTCAATAAGTTCAAATCTTTTTTATCCGGAAAATTATTTATGGATTCTAATGGAGCAAGTGATTACGCCATTTTTGACCATGACTTACAAAAATGGTGTGGGAGTTTTCACGGAGGAGAAACAAGCGAATATTTAAGAGTAATGTGGAAGAATTTAATTGACGGGTTAGAGGAAACGGAAACGATGGTTAATTTTAGCGATGTAGCTGCTAATAGTTGGTATATAGCTAATCAGTTTCGAATTTGGCAAAAGACAAATATTAATAATAAAGCTAAGATGACATCCATATTTGACTTTAATACTGACGGAAGCGTGGAAATGAAGTTCGGGTTATCTAACTGCTCAATTGTTATGGAGAATTTCTATACTGCCTTAACTTGTACACATACGGGATTTCAACATATTAGTTATCCAGATATTGTACAACTAACTTCAAATGTTGATAATTACTTTGATTATGCTATGGGAGAAATTACACAATATAATGCAGCAGATTCACTGGATTTAAACATTCGTTATACAACATTCCCTCGTTATCTGGGAGATAGTCGGATAAATCCATATATTACACTCAATTCATCATATGCTAAATTTTACTATGGTGTAATTGCTGGCTCAGTTAATGCCCCGTTTAATATTAAAAATCTAACTTTTGCAAAGGGATTAGATTTCTCGATTAGAAAATAGTCGGATCAAACTACGCGGTAACATGACGAATTAAATTAAGCACTCCCAATGGGGTGCTTTTTATTATGCTCAAATAAGGAGGCGGATCAAAAATTGCATTAAACATAGACAGATTGGGGGTGTGGATCCATTGGAGGCGGATCAGCAGGTGGATATCTGGCGGGAGACACTGCAGAAAGACCTAGAAGCCATAAAGACCGAGCAGGTAAATATGAAAAGCGACATTCGGCGCCTGCAAGACAAAGAACTTATGCAGGATCAGCAGATTGACAGCATAAAAGAGGATTTGAAAGAGATTAAAGAGGACACAAAATGGTTACGGCATGCCATTACAAATGCGCTTATTGTTGCGCTTATTGGCGGGGCCGTAGCCATTTTCTTTGCTGCCATTCAAAATTTTAATTGAGGAGATGTTTGGAATGAAGTACTTATCTGATTTATCTTGGTGGAAACAAACAGCAACATTGGTTGGTGGTGTTTTAACCGCACTGATTGCCTTTTTTGGCGCACTAAACGTACATTTCCAGTGGCTTACAGCTGACTCGGTAAACGCGTTTGTATCGCTAATTGTGGCAATAGGTGCGCTGTTTGCTGGATCAATTGCAACAATCTTAAACACCTATCTGACGAATAAAAAGAAAGAAGAGGCAACTCAGGTGGCGATCTCTTACGCACAGAACCCTACAACAGAAGATGCAGAAAGGGAAAGGATTAAAGCAATTGTGGAACAAGTATTGGCGGCACAAAATGCGGCTACTACACCGTCCAAAGAAAAAAATACAGCCACCACTGATACACCATCTAAATAAGGAGGAGTGATCGAATTGAATAGATTAACCAAAACCATCGGAGCGCTGGCCCTGGCAACAGGGTTGGCGTTTTCTTTTGCGCCAATTTCGCATGCCGCTATGCCAGACGTTGATTTTATCGATGTGAGCCACTGGAACAATGATGATGGCCTACCTCTCTCTTTCTATCAGACTATGAAAGCAGGCGGTATTAATGCGGTAGTCGTAAAGGTTAGTGATGGGCAATCTTATGTTGATCCTGCCGCATCCGTAAATATTGCAAATGCTAAGCAGGCCGGCATGGCGGTTCATGCTTATCATTACGCCCGGTTTAAAAGTACAGCACAGGCAAAGGCCGAAGCAAAGTGGTTTGATAAAAAGCTAAAGCTTGTTGGCTTTGATAAAAATAAAGATGGCCAAGTGGTAGTTGATGTAGAGGACAAGGCATTAGCAAGTCTTTCTGCAGCTACCCTTACAAAGATTACAAATGCGTTTGTAGCACAAATAAAGTCCCTAGGCTACAGCAAGATTGACTTGTATACTGGTCACTCATTTTTTAACACTGAACTGCAGCCAAGCAAACTAACAATCTCTAAACCTTGGCTTGCCAGGTACCCTCTCTACCCGTCCACAGGACAGCCGACACCAGCCTGGTACAATGGGCAAAAAGGGGCTTGGCAGTGGTCAAGCACTTACAAGTTTACTGGCATTCCCGGCTACTTTGACGTGAGCCAGGACTATGCCGGTAAGTACACAAACGTTGCTAAAGTCGACAACGCAACAAGCACAGGTGTGGTTAAAAAGATCGGATCCTTAAGCCTGGTCGATTATCTAAAATCCAAGGGAAAAAGTGCAACGTTCAGCGCCCGCACCAAGTTGGCCAAGCAGTACGGCATTACAAACTACACTGGGACAGCCGCCCAAAACCTGGCATTGTTGAGCAAACTGAAATCCGGTGTTAAACCGGCCAAAACAAATATTGTCAATAGCAAACTGACAACATCCAGCAAGGTGCCGGCTAAAACATACACGGTTAAGCGTGGAGATACGCTGTCTGGCGTTGCTAAAAAATACGGTACCACAGTTGCCAGGTTAAAAAGCCTTAACGGCATCAAAAACGCTAATCTAATTTATGCTGGGCAAAAGCTAAAAATTTCCGGATCCGTGGCTGCCGAAAACACGAAATATGTAACCGTAAGAAGCGGGGATACTGTTTCGGAGTTGGCCGCAAAATATGGGTCTATGATCGCCAAAATCAAATCGTGGAACCACCTGGACAGCAGATATACGATTTACGTTGGCCAAAATCTGCGTGTAAAATAAGGTGTCACGGGTAAATTACTTTTACATCCTGGAGTCTGCTGGAGTCTGCTGCAAAGATAAAGCCCTCGCATTTGCGGGGGCAAGTTTGTGTGCTGCTTATTTAATTTAATTTAGATAGTTTAAGTGTTACATGCTCGTTTTTTCCTAATCTTTGTGTTCCGGTATCGCTATCGCCAGGAACTGTTTCAAATTCCCTATTATCATTTTTCTGTAATAAATCAGGGGCTTCAAAATCGATGTTCAATTTTTGCGGCGTTTTATCCTGGTTTTCGAATTTGATAAAAATGAATCCTTTGTTAATGACCGGGCCACCATAAGTAACTCCTGCTTCATTTTCCCCATTTGTCATATGGTCGATATCATCCCCGATTTCTTCAGCTGTATCAGTTATGATATCAATTTTTGTTCCCGAATAGTCAATGAATTTACCACTTTTGGTATTATCTCCTTCTTCGAGAAAAAGAAGCCCTTTTTCACCATCCGTATTTGTTGCAAGCTTTACTGCGTAATTAAGAATGAAAGCTTCATCCTTGTTCTCCCCAAAAATAATCTGATACATGCCGTCATTAGTGGGCCCATTTAAATACTCTCCTGTAATCTCATATTTCCCTGTGTTTTCATCAACAAAAGTAGTGTTCTTTTTAGCTGCAACCAATATGTCGGATGTCGTTTTAGCTACCGGCCTTTTTTCTGTTTCTTCAGTCCTGGCTTTTGATTCTCCTTTAGATGTTGAATTTGATTGTGTTGCGTTTCCCCCGCAGGCACTCAAACCAAATGTTAACAACCCTGTAATTCCAAAGATTATTGCTTTCTTCATTCTTCTTCCTCCTCGTGTTTTTCTCTTTGAATTTTCAAGTTCATGACCAAAATCATGACCAAAAAATGACCAAAAACATTTGAAAAGTAATGATAAATTTTGAAAGTGAAATCTAGAAACTTCCTTATATATAGGCATTATCAAAAATCATGAAAGTAAAAAAATGTAAAACACATGTTCCGCACACAAGTCCACCAATGGGAACGCGACCAGTATATCGAAATGTATTGAGCAAGAAACCCCTTGAAGCGTAAGGCTTTGAGGGGTTTCTGT